AATATTAGAACGGTGGCGAGCTAAGCTCCGGCGTAGCTAAGGCTGCTGCGTAGCGTAGTGGTACCCTACCCTCCCAGGGGTACGCACCGCCGCGCGTGTCGCAAATTGGTGACCGGAAGTGCCTTAATCGGAGTTCCGACGAGTTTTAGGAGAGAGAAATTCTACTTTTTCAGTCCACTCCCACGCGCCTACCAGACACAGAGACAAGGGTATTTTAGGAAAGCAAAATATGGGTCACCAATTGAGTCCCCGATATATTGGGGACACATTTACCTATCGGGGACTCAGATATTTACCCTTGTGTAAATATCAATTACTATTTTACCGTTCGGTAAAACAGTAAGTAACTCAAGTATAAGGATTAAATCATTTTCTTCTTTTTCTTTTTTTATTTTTATTTATTCAGTGGGGACCACTGATGTTTCTTGTTTTTATTTTCTCTTCTCACGTTTCATCTGTTGTTTATTTCTTTTTTCATTTTTTTTATTTCTTTTGTTAGTTTCGGTTTTCTGTTTCGCTGCGCGACCATTTTCATAGAATAGAATTTATAGTTTATGTAGTTTTCTATTTTTTTCATTTTCTATTTTTTCATTCTTTTCTTTTTCTTTCTTTCTTCCTAATTATATCATAATTAGGATTCATTAAAACTCACTCTCACGAAACCAAATAATATCAACGTCCACATCCATAACAAATATCTCCACTACATAATATATGAACATAAACAAACCACGTATATCAATAATAACCATACATCACAAATATATGTTCTATTTAATGAGTGTTCATCATATATGAACACTCACACAACACAATGACGATCAAATACAAAAACCAGAAAGGGATGGAATTCATCATAGACGTACGCCTGAAAGAACATGACTCCATTCTAGTGCAAATACAAATATTCTCAACACGATCTCCGGGGCTAGCAACAAGGAGATTCATGATTCCATACGGGCATAGTGGAATCATACCACCATTCAACTTCAACACTCTGGAAGAAAGAATACACAACCTGTTAGCAATCATGTACAAAGAGTCTACTATAGGAGAATTCAAGCAAGAAGACATGATAGAAGGAATTGATATGCTGATGATGGAAGAGGCTCCTGTAATAGACATTAATGTAATGGATGAATACGATGTGTATACGCGTTCATCTGTATAAATGCGTATTTATACAGATAATCAATGAAACTGTTTTATTATCTTATTCTCATGACTACAAAGCCCAATTTAAATATATTATACAAAGCCCAATAAATATAGGCCCAATAGCATAAAAAGGCCCATTTATTCTGCAGATCTAACAAGTGGGTCCCACAACGACGCAAAAAAATCCGCTCGCCACCGGT